GGACTCATTATATGAACATCTTTATAATACTAAGGTAACTGAATTTGGTTGTGTTCCTAGTGATAAACATAAAATTCTAGGTGCATCTCCTGATGGTATTTCATCCAAATCAACTTTAGATTATAAATTTAATAAAAAACTGGGATATATGTTGGAAATTAAATGTCCTTATGTTAGACCTATTACAAATAAAGGTGCAATTGCTGGTGATATTTGTCCTTATTATTATTATTGTCAAGTTCAACAACAATTGGAATGCTGTGATTTAGAATTCTGTGATTTTATTCAATGCGCATTAGTTGAATATCCTGATAGAGAAACATATTTAAGAGATGTAAACCATGAATTTAAAATTACAGAAGATGTTGATGGTAGAGATATGACAGAAGATAAGGCACCTGCCATAATGAGTAAAGGTTATGTTTTACAATTTTTACCAAAAGTATATAAACCAACATTTGATGGTGATAAACATATTTATAAAGGATTTTTTATCTATCCACCTAGATTAAATATGGACCAATATCAATATGATAATTGGGCTCTTAATACAATTAGCACCTGGCAAAAAGATTATCCTGAGATTGCTGAGAGTCATTTCTTTGATAGAATTTTATATTGGAAAATTAATAATGCGCATACAGTTACTATTCCTCGGGATAAAGAATGGTTCGCAAAAGTATTACCAGTATTAACTGATACATGGAGTAAGGTTTGCTATTATAGAGAACATATTGAAGAATTACCATTAGTACAAGAATTAGCAACTAAAAGAAAAGCGTTTTATAGATATAAAACAGAATTTAAAGTAAATAATTATGAACCAAATACTGCTTTTTTAGAATCAAAAACTAATAAACCAGTAGCATATAATAAGCCTAGCTATAAAGCTAATGGTAATAATAAATCAAATAATTTTAATAATAAATCAACATTTGTTAAAAAAACTCCTACTAATAATGATTGTGATTTTGTAGATGATTAAATATATATTATTAATATATAATTAATAATATGAATAGAATATATGACTTGGAAGATATTATAAAAATATTAGTTAACATGTTAGAAAAGAATAATGTTTCAAAAGAAATTATAAAATTAGAATTAAGAACTTATCATTATTGTTCTGATTGTATGAATCATTATAGAGGTTGTCAGTGTAATGAGAATGATTCTCAGAATGATTCTCAGAATGATTCTGAGATTTCATCTATTGATGATAACTATACTTCATCTTCTTGCAGTAATAATAATCATTCTGATGATGATTAATTTAAAAAACTAATTATTTAGAAAAATTGATGATTAATATTATTAATTTAATAATATTAATATTTAATGGATTTATCAGAAGTTTATGATAATAAATTAACAATAATCAGTCAATATCATGAATATTTAACAGATGTTGTTAGAAAAGGTTATAATAATAGTATTGATATGTTAATATTAATTGATAAACATATAAATAATTTTTTAAATGAAGCACATAAATTAGTAGAAGATAAAAAAGTAATTATAGATAAACCAAATACTCAATCATTAAATAAACCATTAGATTATAATAATAGTAGTTCTTCAGATAGTGATAGTGATACTGATGATAATGATGATACCGAACAAAATAAAAAAGAATTAATTAAAATAAATAAATTTATAAATAGTAGTGGTGATTTATCTAAATTATATATATATAATATTAATAATAATTATATTAAAAAAATGAAAAAGTTTATTGGTAATAATAATTATTATTAATTATTATTAATTTAAAAATTAATTTATATTTATAATTAATAATGGCTACAATCTATCATGTTTTTTATCATTTTCCATGTAATGATGGAGAATTATCCAGAGTAATATGGGGACATTTTGAAACTAATTCTTTATTTTATAAATGGCAGCATAATGACCACACAAATGAAATAGATATTATTAATAATCTACCAGAAAAATCAAATGTTGTTTTTTTAGATATAACACCCTCAAATGATATAGAAAAATTATCCAATACACATAATTATATTATTATTGATCATCATAAAAATCCAATGTTAACATTAGTTGAAAAGAAAATTAATTTACCTAATTATAATATATTATTATATTCACAAAAAGGATTTCCAGAAATGAATAATTTATCAGGCTGTATATTAACATGGCAATATTTTACAGATGACTCATTTCCATCAGTTGTTCATCATATAGGTAATAAGGATGTATGGGATTTTTCAGATGAAAATACAGAAGATTATTGCGTAGGATTAAATCATTATTTAAGAAATTTTAATGAATATAAAAGACTTGAATTTATTAAAAATTTACTTACAACTGATAAAAATGATTTAATATTTATAAATATTGGGGAAAATATGATTAGTAATTATAAAAATAAAGCAGTTGATGTATTTAATAATTATAGTTTAGATAAATCAACCGAAGGTTCTGATTATACTATTATAGATGTTAAATGCTCTGAAACTGTATTATATAAATATTTAATAGAATATGTGCAAGAAAATAAAGTTTTATTTAATGATGCAGATATATTAAGAATATTACATTCAGAAGATGATAAAAAGAAAACTTATTCATTAAGAAGTTTAAAAGATAATGTTAAAGTGGATAAACTGGCTAGATTTTTTGGAGGGAATGGTCATGAGAAAGCAGCCGGATATTATATTAATAATTTTCTATCAAATATTAATGATTAATAATAATATTAATAATATTAGTGATAATATTAATAAAATGTTTGAAACATTATTTAAATCAACTAACAATAATAAAGAACATCCTTTTTTTAAAGATTTAAAAAAAGTATATAAAATAGCACCTAATTATAGGAAAATGGTTATTAATAATATTAAAAAAAGAGTAAATTATAAAGTTATTAATGATATTCCTAATGATATTAAAATTGAACCAAAATATGAAGAATTAAATAAAGAAAAAATTAAAAAATTAAGCATTGATATACATAATATTTTAAATTATAATAAAATATTAGAATTGGTATCATATATATCACAATTTATAATTAAAAGTAATATAATTGATAAAGATAAATTATATAAAAAAATATCAGAAGATAAGAAAGATACTATTAATAATAATATAAATATTATGATTATAGGTTCAGGACCAGTTGGATTATTTTTAGCATGTTATTTATATTTATATTATAATGATACTAGTATGAATAGTACCCCAAGAGTTAATATAGTTATGTATGATAGTAAAATAGATAAAGCAGGGTTTAGAAAACCATATAATAGACAAAGATTATTTGCAACTGCGTCAAAATATTTATCATTAATAATACCAAAAATTTATTGTTGGGATGATACAAAAGAGTATTTTATGGTTAATATTTTTTTATTAGAATATGTTTTATTTGCTATAGCTAATCAACATTATCATATTCCAATGATTTATGAAGATTATGATTGGGATGATTATAAAAAAATAATAGATAAAGGTAAGTTTGATGTAGTTTTTGATTGCACTGGTGGGAGACTTAAACATGAAGTTATAAAAAATGTTGATGCTACATGGTTAAAAGATATAAAATTAAATAGTTCAGATATTGATAAAAAACTAATTGTTAAAGAAGAAAATAATTTAGTATTGATAGAAAATGATACTGAACATATTGTTAATTATTTTTTTGGTTCAATGGAGTTTTATAATAATGATAAAACTGCTTCATTTCATTCAAATTATGATATAGATATAATGAATAAACAAGATTTAATATATTTAAATAAAATTAAAAATAAATATTTTACATATGAAGACGCATTAATTTTAGTTCAAGGTATAAAAGATGCAACTTATAGAGATTTTTTATATACTATACTTAATAATAATAAAACAGATAGAATATCATTATTGGTTAAATTTGATGTATGGGGTATTTATATGAGACATCAAATTAAAATATCTGATACATTTGTTATAAATAAAAGAAAAATATTATTAATAGGAGCAGGGGATACTATATTTCATAGTCATTTTATAACAGGTTCTGGATTAAATCGTATATTTGATTTTACAGTTAAATGTGCTAATCAATTAGATAAACTAAAATAATTATTATTATATACCGTGTTGTGCCAATCTTAAGCCCCCGGCTTAAGATTAGCAAAATGATAGCGTCGACATGTAAATCTTAAGCCCCGGGGGGCTTAAGATTGGCACTTGACGGTACCGTCAAGTGCCAAATGTAAGACCCCCAGGGTCTTACATTTGACACGTCGACGCTAATGAAAAGTTCTTAATTTAAGGGGACCTTAAATTAAGCACTTTACGGTACCATAATAAATTGGTTTAAATAATTTATTATTTCCAATTGGGAAATAATAAATTGCATTATCAATTTTACACATATAATGATTAATTTTTAATGAACTATTATAATATATTGTTTTTTTAATAAATATATGTGCATTTGGTTTTGTTAAGTTATTTTGAATAAGCTGCAAAAATGCATTGGATAGTTCATTTGGAAAGGCCCATTTATTTTCATCCAAATAATTAATATAATCAATTGTTTTAATATAATTCATCAAATATTTAATATAATCAATCAGCTGGATATTATATTTAATAATAAATCCTTCATGTGATGTATGACTAATTAACCAAATAGAACCATTCATCTTTACTATATAATATGCCTTTTGATATAGTTTAATTGGAGTCCATTCAATATTATTTAATGTTTTAATCAAAATATAATTATATTCTGGATTAAATACAAGTGCATTAATAACAGATAGTTGGTCTTCTACATTTAAATCAGGTATATCTGATTGAATATTTTTTTTAATAAAAATGTTGTTAATTAACGCATTATTAATAGTATTTTTAAACATATCAATATTTATTTCGTTTAACCTTGTCATTTCAAGCATTATTATTAAATTGATAATAATTATAATAAATATTTTCAATTTTTATTATATTAAAAGCTAGCTTCTAATATGCTAATCCTGCTACACCTCTATAAATTTTCAAATTATTATATCCTAATGCAAATATTCTAATATTACCAGATATAAAATAAGATAAATAATTACTAGAAGTATTATTATATTTACCCAAAATTATTAATAAATCTTTTGAATTAACATTACCTAAATTAATAGTTCCAGATGGCTGAATTTCTTCAGGATTTAAACTGAATGTGTAAATATTAACACCATCAGGTGGACTATTTTTAAAATAATAATATGGTTGAAGATAATTATAAAAGAATCCGTCTCTTTCTTGAAATCTATTTTTACCATTTAATTGGAATGAAGAATTAATAATAGGATTATCGCTTCTATTAATAAAATTACCATAATTAAATATATCAATAATATTATTTGTATGAATATCCATAAAACTATCCTGATAAGCTGTAGATAATGTATCTGCTTTGAATGTATCAATTGTAGTAGACATATCTTCAAAAGTAATAGTATTACTAATTAAAACAAGATTATCAGTGGTAGCATTAGCTATAATATCTCCATCAATAGTTTGTGCGAATAAGATAATAGCACTAACTTTAGCTGCTAATGTTTGGAATAAAGTATTACCTCCAGTTATAATTGGTGGTTCAGTTCCAATATTAACATAACCAGACCCAAAATTAATAATAGGATTATTTGGATCACTTACATCTAACCCATCTCTAGTAATTAACCAAACTAATTTTGCAAATTCATTTCTAGAATATTCCCAATCATCATCAGTTGCCCATGACATAAATTTACTTCTTTCGGTATATTTAGCTAATTGTGCATACCAAATCATATACTTTGTTGGTTTATTGAAAATAAGATTAATTTTTGTATTAACTGCAGTTAATGTATCACTCATTCTATCAACAACTTCTACTAAATAATCATGATTATTAGTAATAAATAAATTACGTTCTTCAGTTTCTAAATAAACATAATCTACTAATAAATATCCAGAAGATAATATTGGCAATTCTTCATCTGTTGGAGCAGTTGTTCCAAAATAATTAATACAATCAGAAGCATTTCTAAATTTAATACTTACTTGAAAAGTTTGATTTAATAATGAACATATAGGAAATGCCGAACTTGTAGTTTTACCAGTCCAAAATTCTAATGGTATAAATATATTATAAGCATCATGAGAATAATTTAAGTTTTTTAAGGAAGAAACATTACCTATCATAATATTATAATTATTTTGTTGACTTTTATCTCTAGAAATACTTTGATAAATATCAATCCAATCATTATATCTAATATCTATTTCACTCTGTCCAATAATAATTCTAACATAATCAATCATCGCATGACCTATTTTATCAACATATCCCCATTTAAGGGTTGAAGTTAATTCTTGCAATGAAACAACTAAAACTATTCTTGATATTAAATCACCGCTTTTTTCTAAAGTAGCAGTTGATTCACTGCCAAAATTAACATTTCCACCATCAAATGCAACTTGAACTGTTTCAATAGAAAAATTAGTATATCTCATATAACTTTTTTTAAATAATGTAATTTCTGGATTACTAGTTAAATAAACATCTTGCGAACTTAAAGCTGCTAATTGTAATAATGCTCCACTCATTAGTATATAATATAAATATTTTTACTAAATATTGTTTAAATAAAAATTAATTATAAAAATTGATTAATTTTAATATTATAATAATAAAATTAATATTATAATGTTAATAATCACAATCACAAATAATAATGATAATAATGCTTATTCAGATAAAATACTAATAAATATACTAACAGGAAATTATGAAATATATTATAGTGGTCAAATACAAGGACAACACGATTATAAATTAATAAATGCAATTGAAAATAATGATATATTTAAAATTTATTATAGACTTGAAATAAATAAACCTTTTTTATATTTAGGAGAAACTAATATTACTAAAATAATTAAAAATCGTTCTATTCCATTAAATATTAATGCAAATTATAATGATAAATTATTAATACATTTAATTATTAAAAATGATAATATTTTAAATATAAATATACCTGATAATAACTTTATTGGTTCTGGAAAATATAAAAAAGATATATTTATTCATGCAAATATTCCAATTAATTCAAATGTTAATTGTGGATTTTATAAAATAGATTAATTATTAATTTATATTAAATTAATAATTGTATTCCATACTTATTTCACCAAATTTTATTTTAAGTATATTATAGCTAAAAGCAAATATATGAATAAATCCATTTTCTTTAGTTGTAATATTCATTATAGCAGTTGATAATTTTTTAAAATTAATAAAACCAGATGGAGAATATTGTTCAGGATAAATAGCGAAAGAATAACAATTAATACCCAAATCTGGAAATCCTTTATGATGTTGATAAGCTTGAGTATAATTAAAATATACACTGTCTCTAGCTCCTGATGAAAAAACATTTTTAGTATTAAACATTAGTTGCATATTATCCAACATACTAATATTATTATTAATATTATTATTATATGTCATATCTGTAAACTTATCACCAGTTCTATTATTATTATAAATAATCCAATATAATTCCTTACATGGAAGAGTAAATGGTAATCTAATTGATTTATTTCCAGCAGTTATTAAATTTCTTTCAAAATGTTGATTAACTTCTATTAAATATTCTAATGGTTTTTGAACATATAATCTATTTTCATCAGTTTCAAGAAATACATAATCAGCCCAAATAGATGCATTAATAAAATCATCAGTTGGAGCATTACCTGTTTGAATACAATTTTCTTTTTTCTCAAAGAAAAATTTAAGAGTTAAATCTTGATTATGTCTAATAGCATTTAATGGAATTGCTAATCCAGGATTTCTACAAAAATAAAAAAATAAAGGTATAATTAGTGTATGAGGTGTATTACATATTAAGCCATCACTATTACCATTATTACTTGTAGTTCCAATCATATTACTTAATAGTTGTTTCATATCTGTAGTGTGAGTTAATTCAACCCAGATATGCATCCATATTCCATACATTCTATCAATTAATTTTTTACCAATATAAAATTCAACTTTGTTAATTATATTAAATCCAATTCTATTTGTCCAATAACTATCTACTAATGATATATCATATGGTAATGTTAATTCTAAATATAATCTAGATAATAAATCACCATTTCTTCTAATATTTAAATAATTTGTTTTACCAAATCCAACATTATCAGTGAATAATAAATTAATTGATTCAATTGCAAAATTAACATGCCTCATATAAGTAGTAGAAAAAAATGATATTTCAGGGTCAGCTGTTAATACTAAATCTTCTGCACCATAAGCTGCTAATTGTATTAATCCTCCCTTACCATTAGAACCCGATGTTTCATTTGACATTATTAAAATACAATATATTTTTAATCTCTAAATCTGACCGTTTTTTTCTTTTTAATATTATTATTAGGTTTATTCTTAAATTTTTCTTGTTGAACAGATAAATAATAATATACACATATTAATAGAATAAATAAACAGAAAATATAGATTATTTTCATTATTATTATATATTATATTATATTATAATATATTATTTAACATAATAATTAATACAGTAATACTAAATAATATAATATATGAAAATATTTCATGAGCACCATTATTATTAATATTATTATCTTTGGATGATAATATTGGTAAAGCATTAATTGTTAAAATATACGATAATAGAATAAAAAGTAGCATTAAATTAATACTATTAATAATTTTAATAATTATAAATCAATTTTTATAATGAATCAATCATATCATTAGCTATTTTTAGTTTATCAATAATTGATATAGCATTTGATTTACTACCTATCCATGGTTTATCTAATTTTGGATGTTTTTCAATCTTAAAAAACTCACGATATGATTGTTTTTCTTTATTATAGCATTCTTTGTAATATACAATATATTTTTTCATCATATCATTAGTTATACCATCAGGGAGTGGTTTTGCATTATGTTTTCTCTCTCTTCTTTCACCATCAGCTGTTTTATTATTTTCTTGTTGTTCATCACGAGTTGCAACACGGAGATTATCAAAACAATTATTAAGAGGGTCTCTATCAATATGATCAACTGATATATCCATTGTTCCTTTTCCATTGCCATGACACCCTGTTATTACTTGATGAATATATAATCCAGCTGTTCCCATAATATAATTATTACTATGTTTAAACCATGTTAATTTATTACTACTATTATTATCTTTTTCATATTTTCTAATTATATTTAATGATTTTTTATCAAGAATACATAATTCACCTGGTTCACAATACATTAAATATATATTTTTTCCTTCATCATTAATTTTCCATATTCTATTTTTTTCTATACCTGCATGAACTCCATATCTATTAAAATGTCCTTTTTTAATTTTAATTATATTCATATTTTCTTTTAATTTTAATTCAATATCATTTATTTTTTGTTCATTAATATATTTTAATGATAATATTTCAGGATTAATATTATTTTCTACTTCATTATTAGGTTCTACTTCATTATTATTAGGTTCTACTTCATTATTATTAGGTTCTACTTCATTATTATTAGGTTCTATTTCATTATTAGTATTTAAATTATTTAAAGTATTTATCTTTATTATACGAGATTTACCAAATGCTTTTATAATATTAACCATGTTAATAGAAGTCTTATTAAATCTAGATTTAATAGATTCTCCTTTTGAATTAACATAAAACCATGTTAAATTATAATTATTTTGTTTATTAAATTTGTTTAATAATTCATACTCAGTTTCAAATAATTTTATTAATACATTTTTTTCACAATACATTAAATAATATAATTCATTATTTAATCCTGAATTATTATTAGATATTAACCATGCAGGATTATATATGATTTTTTTTGAAATATGACCCTGTTCATAATTTAATACATTATAATTACTTGTTACATAATCATTCATATAATGTTTAGTTTTATTTATAATTATATTTTCATTAGTAAGATTAAATTTATTATTATCTTTAAATTCTAATTCAACAAATTTACCAAATAAATATTCTGTTATTTGACATTTATTTCCATTTGAACCAAATGTAATTACATAATAAGGATATTCACACTTAGTATTGTCATAATACCAATTCTTAATTTCATTTATTTTATTAATCTGTTCGCACGTAACTGTTAATATACAGTTATTAATGGATAATTCTACATTTCCATTTTGAGAGAATTTTGTTTTCATATTATTATTCATTAATAATAATATAAATATCTCTTTAAATCTAATATTCAATTTTTCAATCCACCCATTAATTTGAATACGCCAACCCTCCCATGCCTGATGCAACGCGGAAAACGTTGTATGAAAAAGCATATACAACGACTGAACCAGCGGCAGCTGGTGTGATTTCAAGGTTGACGTTATCAATGCGTGATAAGTTGCATGAGCCTGATGGTTGATGTTCAGCGGGCTTGAGAGCAAATGAGTAAACGTTGATACCTAAATCAGGTTTGCATTCAAAGTGTTGGTAAGGTTGAACATAGTTGAAGTATGTGTTGTCACGGGTGCTGAAGCGGTCTTGACCGTTAAGGCGGAGTTTGGCTTGTGTAACACATGAAACTGTACCAGCAGTTTCACCGTTGGCATTAGTTGTGAAGTTTGTAAAGTCATCACCGTCGTTTGTTGTGGGTTGAATGGCCCATGTAACAAATTTGGTGGGGTGGTTGAATGTGAGGCGAACACTGTTGTTGGTGTTGGCTGAAACTGAAGCTTCTTGTTGTTGGGTTACTTCGATGAGGTATTCGTGGGGCTTTTGGGCGAATTCCTTGCGTTCTTCAGTGTCGAGGAAGATGTAATCAGCCCAGAGTTCAACACCTGAGAGGTTTGAAGTTGCGGGGGCTACACTTGCTTGAGTAACATTGGCTTGTGTTTCGAGTTCAATCCAGAGTTCGATTTCGTGGTATTGAAGAGCAATGAGGGGAAGAGCAAGACCTGGGTTACGGCAGAAGGAGAAGAGAAGGGGGATGTTGAGTTCAGCGGGAACTGTTGAGGCAGCTGGATCATCAAAGTTGGCACCATCGATACCTTTGGGGCCGACAAGTTTGTCAAGGAGAGCTTTCATGTCAGTGGTGTGTGTGAGTTCTGACCAGATGTGCATCCATGATGAGTAGTGTTTGTCGATTTGTTGACCACCAACTCTTAATTCAACTGATTTGAGGAGGGCAAAGCCAACACGGTTAACCCAATCATCTTCAGCTGAGGCAGTGCCGCTGTAGGGGAGGGTGGCCTTAACGTAGCAGCGGTGGAGTAAATCACCGTTACGTGAGATACGGCAAACAACTTTGTTGCCAAAGTTGGGTGTGCCACTGAGTGTTTGTGACATGGATTCCATGGCAAAGTTAGTGTGGCGACGGTAAACAGCCTTCCAGAAGGTGACTGTTGGGTCAGCAGTAAGATAAACGTCTTGAGCGCCATAGGCGACGAGTTGCATAAGAGCACCAGCCATAGTATATAACATATAACAGAAAAAAAATATTTAAAAATTAAATTCTTAAATATTTTTAAATAAAAAAATTAAATAAAAATTTCTATATATTTAATTTTTAAACATAATTTATAATTTTTAAACATTTTTTATATATTTTGTTAATTATATATTTCATAATTTTTATATATTTCATAATTTTTTATATATTTTTTATATAATTCGTTTATTGTGTTATTAGATTAACAGTTTTGGAATTATAAATAATTTAAACCAATAACATTGATAATTATATTAATAATATAATGAGTATTTGTTATGTTCCTATATCTATTGGAGAATTATTTGATAAATTATCAATACTAATGATTAAATCATATAAAATTAAAAATAGTGATAAATTAATTAATATCAACAAAGAAATATTATATTTAAAACCAATAGTTGATAAATATAAAATTGATGAAAATTTATTTGATGAATTAATTGATATTAATAAAAAAATATGGGATATAGAAGATAATATTAGAAAAAAAGAATATATTAAAGAATTTGATAATAGGTTTATTGAATTAGCTAGATCTATTTATATTAATAATGATATTAGAGCAAATATTAAAAATAATATAAATAATATTTTTAATTCAGATATAATTGAAATAAAAGATTATTTTCAATATAAATAATGGATAAATTATTAAAAATTGCAGAAAACTATGAAAATAATAATGAACATAAAGAAGCTATAAAATGTTATTATGATATTTTAAAATATAATCAAAATGAACCAATTATATTAAATAAAATTGGTATGTGTTTTTTTAATTTAGGTAATTATGAATTAGCTATTAAAAATTTTGAAAAAATATTACCATTATTAAATAAACCTATACCTGATTTATTAAATAATATTGGTTTATGTTATGGTAAATTAAAAGATTATGATAATTCTAGTAAATATTATATCTCATCAAATAATATAAATCCAAGTATGGATAATAATAAAACTATGGGAGATTTGTATTTTTATACTAAACAATATGAAAAATCTATTAAATATTATAATGATGCAGGGAATAGTCCAACCATATTATATAATAAATCTTTTGCTTATTTAGCTCAAAAGAAATATAAAATTGGATTTGAATTATATGAAAATAGACTTTTTAATAATTATTGTCATCAAACAAATATGATAGCTAGAGTAGAAATACCTTCTATTAATTACTGGAATGGAGAAAAATGTAATAGATTATTAGTTATATATGAACAAGGTATTGGAGATAATATACAATATTTTAGATTTATTATAGAATTAGCGTTAAAATATCCTGATATGATAATTGATTATTTTTGTAAAGATACTATTAGCCATTTATTTAATAATAATATAATTAATATTAATATAATTGATAATGTTATTATTAATAATTCACTATTCTTATATGATTATAAATTATATATAATGTCATTACCAAAATTATTAAATATAAATGAAATAGATAATTTAATTCTACCAAATACTATAAATTATATAAAAGTTAATGAAGAAAAATTAAATTATTGGAATGAAAAATTATCATTTTTATCCAAATTTAAACTAGGAATAGTTTATAATGGTTTATTATCTTCATTTATTGATAAAACTATACCATTAAAATATTTTGAAAATTTATTTGAATTAGATATTGATATAATTTGTTTACATAAAAAAGAACATATTATTAATAATATTGACCCTTCTGGTCATAATAATAATATTCATTATTTTGATATAGATACTAAACCATTTGAAGATACTATATGTATATTAAAAAATATTGATTTATTAATAACAGTAGATACATCTATAGTTCATTTAGCTGGTGTTATGAATATTAATACATGGTTATTATTAGGATATGGGTCAGATTGGAGATGGTCTAATACAGATGATTGTTATTGGTACAAGTCGGTTGAATTAATTAGAATGACTGAAAATAAACCATTCTATAATATAATGGAAACAGTTTATAATAAATTAATTTGGACATTAAGTAATAATATATAAAGCTAATATTCTAATATTAATATATTAATATAATTAATGTCCAATTTTCGGATTAAAAAAACACCTAAAACACAACACAATATGAAAGACTCTAATACTCTTGAAATAAAACACCGAAAAAAAATAGAACAAATGGATATAAAAAGGAAATCTTTAGACAAATTAAATCAATCTCTATCAAAAATAAATGAAGATTTATTTAGAATAGATAAACATAGAGAAGATAATGGTATTTTTGATCTAGAAAAACGTGCTGATTTATTAAATCAGAAAAAAAAGTTTGAAGAAGATTTAGAACATATGAATAATAATATGGATGAAATAAATTACTATGATTTAACTGGTGATTTATTATCAGAATATTATACAATTAGGGACACTAAACAAATAACTGAAATAAAAAATATATTAGAATATTTAAAACCAAATTCTAATATAAAAAAACCAATAGGAAATACGAAAGCAGATTTATTTGATAAATTCTGTCAAAGGATAGAGGGTGTTAGGGTTAATAAAGATGATGGAACAAATAGGATTAAATATTGTGAGTTATGTAATGTTGAAAAAACATTAGTAGTTGAAGAGTCAAGTTATATATGTCCAGATTGTGGAGAGATGGAGTTTGTAATAATAGATGAAGATAGGCAAATAAAAGAATATTCTCCGTATAAACGTGTTAATCATTTTAAGGAATGGTTAAATCAATTACAGGCAAAAGAAATAACAGAAATAACCCCAGATGTTTTTGAGCATATAGTATCAGAGTTAAATAAATATAAAAATAATGATTTATCACTAATAGGTAGAGATAAAATGCAGGATATATTAAAAAAACTAGGATATAATAAACTATATGAGCATATACCTTTTATATTAAATAAATTAATAGGAGTAGATCCACCAAAAATAGATAGAGAAACAGAAGATAAATTTATAGATATGTTTACAATAATTCAAGAACCATGGGAACTTTATAAACCAAAAGGTAGAAAGAATTTCTTATCTTATCCTTATATTTTATATAAATTTAGTGAATTATTAGAAAGAGATGATTTATTAAATTTCTTTCCAATGCTTCAACCACCTAAACTAATGGAACAAGATTTAATATGGCAAAAGTTTTGTAGACATCTTAAATGGGAATACTATCCTACTGTGTAATATTATTAGTTATTTGTTATTTGTTCAAATTTTTCCAAGTGTTTTTGTAAATCTTTATATGATATTTTATTAACTTGTATATTATTATTAATTAAATAGTTCCTAAATTCTATTAATTTCTCATCTTTTAATTTTAAATTAACAAGTGGTGCAGCATTATAAAAGTATAATATTTTTTTTTTAGTTATAAATTCAACAGCTTGTCTATATTGTTCATCATCTTTAAATTTATGCATATCCGTTATTAACTCTATTAACATATAATTATCTTTAATTTCTTTTGAATAGTTTATTATAGCAAGTAAATACTCTGCTTTTTTAGAATTTAATTTTATTATATTAGTACCTATAAGATTAAAACTAAATGAACTCATATTATTTTTTAAAAATAAAAGTACATTAATTATATTATAATCTGAATTTAATACACTGTCAATAACTAGTTCAATAATATATTCATTATATTTGTGTTGTTTTAATCTTTTTAACTCATCCCTAGGTGCATTATCATAACCTATTTGATCATACCAATATTTTATGCTAATTAAACAATAAAAATTTCTTAAAGTGCTTTTAGTTTCAGTTTTTTTAAGAAAAGTGTCTATTATTTTTATATTATTTTCATTAGTTTCATTTTGTTTTATATTATTTAATATTTCAATAATATTTTTATTGATACTTTCTTGAATACAAGAATATTCATTTGCGAAATTTATTAAAGTATCTAAAGTCATTGTAGTTGCAATTTTAACTAATATTTCTGAGGGTAATGATGGATCTACACCTCCTATTTGTTTTTTAAGAGATGCATATTTAT